ACGCTTATCGCCTCAAGACTTTCCGCGACGGCGTTGAACGTGGCATCGGACTCGCCCGCCTTCTCCATGGAGTCGGAGAGCCTCTTCATGTTGCCCGTCACGTCTGCCGTGACCGTCTCGTTGCGACGGTCCAGCTCCTCCTGCGCCGCAGCCGCGTCCTTTATGACTTGGTTGGCCTCGTTCATCTTCTCGGTGGCGTTGGAAATCTTGCCGTCGAGCGTGGACACGACCTCGGAAGTCTTCTCGAACTCGGTCTTGCTCTGCTCAAGAGCGTTCTTGGTCTGCTTGAGATGTTCCTTGTAGGCACCCTCTGCTAGGTCAGCCCTGCCGACCTTCTCGATGTAGTTGTCGATCCACTCCTGCTTGCCGGCCTCGGTGCGTAGGTTCCTGTACTCGGCTGCGAGGTCCATGACGGTCTGCCGCGCGTCCTCCTGCTCGCCAATCGCCTTCGCGTAGTCGTCGCTGTAGTAGTCGATGAGCGCCTGCTGCTTGCGGGCCTCGATGTTGGCGAGGATTACGCCGGTGTTCTCCTGAATCTTGCCCGTCTGCGTGTCGATGATGTTGCCGTACTCGTCAAGTCCAAGGTTGGTGTTGCACTGCTCGTTCAGACCCTGAAGGGCCGCTGCAAGCTTGCTGGTCTCCTCCTTGGATCGGTCTGACTTGTCGCCGAGCGTCTCAATGGTCCTCGCGTAATTGTTCAGCTGCCCAGCGTAGTTGCTGTACTGCCTGTTGGAGTCCTCGAGCGTCTTTGTGAGGTCTGCGAGCCTGCTCTCGCTCCTGCCCGCATTGTCCATGAGCTCGCCGATGGATGCCTTTGCGCCGTCAACCTCGCCTGCCGCCACGACGGACGCGTGGCCGACGCCCGCGATGGCGTCCGTAAGCCCCTCGGTTGCCGCAACGTGGTCCTGATAGCGCTGGTAGAGCTGGTACAGGCTGTAGCCGATGACCGCGATGCCCGCCACCACGGCACCGACCGCAAGACCCTTCAGCAGGGCCATGCCGAGCTGCCCGCCGACTATCTGCACCTTCTCCATCGCAGACATAGTGGACTTCAATGAGGCTACGGCTTCCTTGCCGCCGATTGCAAAGGCCTTTTTGACCACTGCGGAACCACTGACAACTGTATCGACCCAATCGTGGAACTGACCCCTGGCCTCCGCGACCGTCGCGCCCATCGACAGCATCGGGCCGAGCGCGGCTGTAATGCCGCCAAAAGCCACTATCCACTTCTTAGTGTCAACGCTGAGGGTTGAGAACCATTCGGAGAGGTCTTGCAGACCGTCAGAGAGCATGTGAATCCACGGCACGGCGCCCTCGCTCAGCTCGGCGAGCGCGTTCTGGCCGATGTTCTTGAGAATCTGCATCTGGCCGGAGAAGCCTTCGGCCTTCTTCGCTGCCTCGTTCGCGGCGTCGCCCGCCTGCCCCCACTCGTCCGAGATGCCGTTCCAAGCGTCCTCGGACATACGCAGGTTGTCGTTAAGCCCATCCACCGTCTGCATGAGGCCCTCGATGGCCTGCTTCTGGCGGACGGCCTTGATGCCGAGGTCCTGCAGCACCTTGTCTGCGGAGCCCTCTGCGCCCTCGATGTCGTTTAGGCCCCTGATGAACGCCTCGAGGACCGTTATCGGGTCGTCCTCCCACGCCTTGGCGAAGTCGTCGGCAGACATGTGGGCAACGTCAGCGATGAGCTGCAGGTCGCCCTTTGCGGCATCCACGGCATCATGGATGGTCGCCGCCATGTCCTTCGGTGCCTCGTTCCACTCCTCCGTGAACTCGTCCACGGTCTTGCCGGTGAGGGACGCGAACACGGTCAGCTTGTCTCCGCCCTCCTGCACGGCGGCTTCGATTGCTTCGAAGCTCGTGTCCATCGTGCCGGCAGCGGCGGAAACCGCAGTCTCCATGAAGCTCATCGTGCGACTTATCGCGGTACCTGCGGCCTCGGCGTTCTGTCCCGTGCTGGCGATGGAGCTGGCAAGCGCCAATATGTCGCTGCCGCTCATGCCGACGATGCTGCCCATCGAGCCGATGCGCTCGGCGATGTTGGCAATCTCGGTCTCGGTGGAGGCCCCGTTGTTGCCCAGACGCACGAGCGCGTCGGAGAAGCCAACGTAGTCTTCCTCGGTGAGGTGCAGGATGTTCGCGAGGTGTCCCAACGTCTCTGCGGCGCCCTCCACATCAAGGTTGGTGGCAACATCAATATTTGAAATAACCTCTGCAAAAGTCTCCAGCGAGTCTGTAGCCACTCCCAATTCGCCGCCGATTGCCTCTATCTGGAGAATCTGGTCGGCGCTGGTTACGTGGGTGCGCGAGAACTCGATGGCGCTCTTCCTGAGAGCCTCGAACTGCTCCTCGGTGCCCTCGACCGTCTTGCGCATGTCGCGGTACGCCGAATCGACCGTGGCGCCCGCGTCGGCCATCTTGTAGCCGAGCGCGGAAAGCGCCGGAGTGACCGTCGCGGAGAGCGTCATGCCGAGCGACTTGACGGTTGACGGGTTGATGATGGCGTCGCTCTTGAACTTCAACTCGTACTGAACCTGTTTCAGGCTTGACTTGGCCTCGTCAGACTCCTGCGAGACCTCGCGCATGGCCTGAGCGGTCTTCGCGAGCTCCTTCTCGGTCTTAGCGGAGTCGTAGGCCGTCTCCAGCTCGTTCTCCTTGGCCTTGGCCTTGTCCAGCTCGCCCTCGAGCTGCACCAGCTCGGCCTCCGCCTTCTCTATCTCGCCAGTCGGGTTCTGGAACAGCTTGACCTCGCGCGCTTTTGCCAGCTTGTCAACGGACGCACTCAGCTCGTCAACCGCCTCCTGCTGCTGTTCGAGCGAGCTCTTTGCGGTCTTGGCGTGGTCCTGCTGCTCCTCAAGCTTGGTGTTGAAGCTAGCGGCCTGCGCCTGTGCGGCCTTGTAGGCGTCATCGACGCGATCAATCTCGGCTGGCAGCTCTTGCAGACGGTTGTACATGCCCCACTTGGTGTCCATGTCAACATTGGGGTCGTCAAAGACTTGACTATATGTGGTGTCAAGTTCCTTGTACTCACGCTTCAACGCCTCGAGCTGCTCACCGAGTTCTTCTGCCTCTGCCTGAGCCTTGTCGAAGTCAACCTGCGCCGTGTCGAGAGCCTTCTGGTGCGTGGCGACTTCCTGCTCCCTCTTGGCGAGCTCCTTCATCGCGTCGGAAAGATCCTGCGTGCCCTTCTTCCACTTGAGGACGGCATCGCTGTACCCCGCTAGGGTCTCATCGCCCCTAACCATGCTGATGGCTTGGCTCAGGCCGGTAACCTGGTCCTCGAGGTTCGCCACCTCGGCGCGCTGGTTGGAAAGCTCCTTGTGTGCCTTGCGCGCGGCCTCTGCGGACTCCTCTACCCACTTTGCGAGGTCCTCGTGCTGCTTTGCCGCCTCGCCGGCACCAGTGGCGTCAAGATGTCCCATCTCCTGCCGCAGAAGCTCGACCTTCTCCTCGGTGAGCTTCGCCTTCTGCTGCAAGTCGTCAAAGTACCGCTTCGCTAGCTCGACGTTGCCGGGGTCAATCTTCATCGCCTCGCCCGTGCGCTCCAAGTCGGCATCGAGGTTGTCTATGGCGGCGTCAATCGACCTAACCTCCGACTCGAGGGACTGGAACCACGGCGTTCTGCCAACCTCGGTCATCCCATCGTCAAGCTCGCGCATCGTCTGCGAGAACTTTTCGACCTCTGAGTCAACGCGCCGAACGTCGGTGCCCATCTGATCCCATCGGAGAGCTTCATCAAAGCTCTTCTTCTCTGCCTGCGCCTCCTTGAAGGTCTTCTGGAGGTCGCGAACGGTGGAGATAGCGGAGTCTTCGATGGCAATGTCGAGGTCGTTTGCGCTCTTGACCACATCGTCAAGGTCCATCCCGCGCTTGAACATGTCGTGGAAGTTGAGTTCCTTGAACTCCTTTGCCCTCGCGATGTCGGCGTCGGAGATGAGCGGGGCAAGGCTGAGGGGGTCTTGTGCGCGCTCCTGCTGGATGCGGCTGAGTTCAGCCTCGAACTCGCGCAGCGTCGTGGTGCTCCTCATGAGGCGGTCTGCGTCCGCCTGAGACAGCATCATGTTCTGCCTCATGAAGTCTGCGCCCTTGTCACGCGAGAGGCGGTTCCACGCCTCGTAAATCTGCGCGAGCGAGCCCGTCAGCTTGTTGTAGCGCTCGTCTGCCTGCTTGGCCTTGAGTGCGAGGTTCTCGGTCTCGCTGGCGAGCTGCCTGACGGTCTTCTGCGTGCCATCGGCGTTCTTTAGATGGGTGAACGAGTCGCCCAGCTGCTGCATGGCGGTACGCGTAATCTGAGCCTTGGACTGCAGGCTCTGCATGCGGTCGCTCGTGATCTTGATGCGCGTCGCGACGTTGCCCAGGTCGTGCGGGTCGAACTGCATGGCGCGCGTAATCTGCCTAATCTGGCGCTGCAGCTCCGCCGCGCTCTTGGTGGACGCCTTGAGGGCGTTCGTGAGCTTGGTAGTGTTGCCGCCAATGCGAATCTCTAGACCGGCGTACTCCGCCATGCGAACCACCTACCCCAGCATCGTTCGTATGTCCTGTTGCGTGGCCTTGGTGACGGTCACGTCAACCTCTTGTTCCTCTTTGGTCGGCCCACCGTCGTTCATGGCGGCGAGGTCGAATATGATCTCCCCGAACGGGACCTCTGCCAGCTCGCGCCGCGAGTACCCGAGCCTGAGAGCAGACACCCACACCTTCGAGTAGTGGAGGCGCGACGGCTCATCGTGCTCGTTGTCGCTACTGCTGCTCCCTTGCAGCCTTAGCGAGTCTGGCGGATAGGGCACGAAAGGTGGCATCTATCTCGCGCGTCACGCACGTGTGAAGGTCGGAGAAGTCGATGATGTCGGCTGCGTGCGACTCTATGAACTCTTCGTAGTCGGGGATTGGCTCAACGCCCTTGTTGAGCCCCGCAACGTCCCCCGAGCGCAGCATCGCCCACGTGGCACGCATGTCCGCGTCCCAATCGATGCCGACGAGCGCCGAGAACGTCATATCGTCAGCCTCGCCCGTGTCCATCACGTCGTTTATGAGCGAGTGGTGCTTGGACGAGTGGTTTTCCATGAACGCCTGCTCGTACAGCTTGATGGCGTACATGGAGCACACGGCCACGTGAACGTCGTCACCGTCGCCGTAGCGCAGCGGGTTGCGCACGCCACGCCCAGAGGCGTTCTTGTACCGAATGAGCATTGTCAACACTCCTGTCTGTGTCGAAGTATGCGAGAGGCCCCGCCAGCGCAGTGACAGGATGCGCAGCGGGGCCGTCTCTACGTGTTGTTGGTGTGCCTGCGACCTGCGCTTACGCCTTGGTTGGCACCGGCACGGACTGATACCAGCCGGCAAACGCGGTGTCTGCGGTGCAAGCCGAGCCCTTGACCACGTTCTTGGTCTCGCCCGAGAGGGTGAAGTCCTTGCCGATGGCGGTGAACTCGAGATCCTGAGTGTCGGGGGTGGTGGAGTCGGACTTGGTGTTGGCGGGGGCGGCGACGCGCTGGGCGGTGCAGTTGAAGAACACGTAGCGCTTCTGGTCGGCATCGCCCTCGACCTCGTACATGAGGGCGAAGGACTTGCTCACGGCGTCGGAGAGCTCGACCTGCATGCCGTTGTCGTCCACGACCTCTCCGAGGACATCGACCTTGAACTGGTCGGGCACCTTCGCGAGCGTGAGGGTGCCGGTGTAGCCGCCGTTGACGGCGGGAGAGATGTAGTAGGCGATGTTATCCGCATAGAACGTCTCGGGGTCGCTACCCTCGCGGTTGAGGGTGAGGGCGGTGGCGCCGGGGAGTGCGACGGGAGTGCCATAGGTGTTGTTGGTGATGACGGCGTAGTACGCCTTGGAGAGTCCGAACTGGACCTTAGAAGCCTCGGCCATGATGGCCTCCTATTCTGCTCTGTAGTGATAAGTGAACTCGTACTGCTCGATGTGGCAGACCTCGGACTCTGACCAGAGGCCCGTCTCGTCGGGGACGCACCCAAGGGAGAGAATCGCGTCCCTCACGAGCTTCTCGGTCGCAGGGTTGGAAACCTTCTCGAACAGCTCGACGTGGAATCGCGGAAGCCCCGCGTAGATGGTGCCATCGGCAACGAAGCCGCCTGCCGACTCCACCGTGTAGACGAAGAACGGTGGGGTCGGAGCCTTGCCAACGGGGTAGGCGTCCTGCCTACCAGGTATGCCGGTGGCCGTGAGGGCCGCGTACACGACTGACTTTGCGCTCATCGCAGCTCCCTCGCTACGTACTCGCCGATGTGCTCGCGCGCATACCTGAAGGCGTACTCTGCGGCGGGCTTGACGTGCTCGAACGCGCGCGTCTTGCCGCCGCCTATCTTCGCGTGGCCCTTCTCGAGGAGGTGCGGGAGACCCGGCTTTCGCGAGTATATGTGGCCCTCGGTGCCGTGCTTCTGGCGCAGCGCGCGGTAGGTGACGTGCCTGCCGTACTTCCAGTTCCCCTTGTGGTACTTGGCCTTGTAGGAACTCGCCCCGCGTCGCCACTCGTCGCGGCCAAGCTCTAGCGCGTCGTGCACGCACTGGAACACCGCCTCGTCGGAGGCATCGACTATATCGCCGAATATCTCGGACATGGCGGCGGCGAACTCGTCCTCCTCGACCCACAGGTGCTTACCCATTGTCGTTCCTCGCATGAGTCGCGTAGGTGAGGATGGTGTTGTCGCCGCGCGTGGACGAGTAGCTCAGGTCGTACTCGCGGCCCTCGAACACCGCCTGCGTCTCGCCGTGGAAGTCGATGGTGCGGACCTCGACCGACAGCTCCGGCTTGATGCCGAGCTGCGCGGCGGTGGCCCACGTCTCGAAGCCCACCGAGCGGACGTTGCAGAACACCTGCGTGTCCACGGGCTCGCCCTCGACCTCGTTGCCCTCGTCGTCAACGACCATGTTGGCCTCAACGTCACGGAGCGTTATGACCGAATCCCAGCGCACCGTCGCTCACCTCCGTCTCGTAGACGGCGTTGAAGCGGCTGTTGCCGAGCGAGCACAGGATGGAGTCGTAGGACTTCCCCAGACGCTCGGCCTCGTCGTTGTCGTAGCCGTAGTTGGCCTTGGCGTAGGTCACGATAGCGCGCTTCGCCATGGCGGGCAGCGCGGCCTCGTCAATGTCCTCGATGGAGAATGACGGGTCGAACGGGTCTGTTCCGAGCCACGTTGTCGATATGCCCTTGTTGGCGATGTCGAAGACAGCCGCCGTGATGAGGTCCGCAATCTCGGAGTCGGTGGCGTCATGCCCCACCCTCAGCGCGACCTTCACGTCTTCGAGCAGGGACATGACCACCACCTACCTATTCTTCTGTCTTGGGCTTGCGTGCGCGCGCGGTGCGCTTCGCGGGGGCCTTCTTGGGCTCCTCTGCGGTGACGGGTCCAGCCGCCACCTCGACCAGCACGGCACCCTCGGGCGCCTTGCCGTCCTCGAAGCGCCAGAACACGCCGCGCCACCTGTAGGTGCGCAGCATTAGGAGGCCGCCACGGTGATGTCCACGAAGCCTGCGGGGCGACGAACGGCGAGCTTTTCGCGGCACTCGGCGCGGACGGTCATGAGGTTCTTGATGAAGTCGTCCTGATCGGTGTTCACAGCCTCGATGGTCACGCCGTCAGCCTTGGTGACGAGCGACGCGCAGGAGTCGAACGCGCCGACGACCACGTGGTCTGCGGTGAGCTGGGTGGAGAGCACGATGGGGAGGTTCCAGATGTTCTCGCCGTGCAGGGCCTCGAAGTAGCCGCCGCCATAGTAGTCGTTCACCTGGTTCTTGCCGATGCGCAGAATCTTCCAGATGGCTGGGGTCATGACGATGGCGTTTGCCGGACGGCCGGAGTAGGTCATGGTGTCGGCGATTGCGTTGGCAATCTCGTCGGCGATGGCGACTGCGGTGCGGGTGACTGCGGTGGTCGCGCCGATGGTCTGGATGCCGGAGGTCGCGAGCAGGTTGGCGATGACCTTGGCCTGACGCTTGAAGTTCAGCTCGTAGAGCAGACGGCCATTGATGGCGGAGGCGAGGTAGCCGTAGTCATCGATGTACTCGTCGGACTCCTTGATGTAGGCCGCGATCTTCTCGAGGGTCACGGTCACTGCGGTCGGGTCGGCGAAGTGCACGCGGGACTTGGCCGCGCCCTCGGCGATGGAGTCGGCGATGGTGCCCTCCATGGCGCCCTCAACGAAGTACACGAGGGTGTTACCCTGAATGACCTCGCGGCCAAGCAGGTTCAGGACGCCCATGGACTCGCGCACGCCCTCGACCACGTTCAGGTCGTAGGTGGTGATGGCCTGAGTGGCCTGCGGCACGGTGGTCTTGTTGGGGGTCGTCTGCACGTCGGTGGCGGCGCGGGAGAACGCTGGAGCGACGATGTGGAAGGACTTGCCGTGGCCCTCGCTGCGGACGTAGTTGACGAAGTGCTCGCCGAGCGAGCGTGCCTGGTTCGGCATGGCGGGTGCCTCCTCTGTCGGGGTGTTGACTGCGGCGGTCGCGATGGACTCCACGGTGGAGCCGCCGCCGTTGAGCACGAGCTGGCGCTTCTCGGCGTTGAGAGCGGCCATGTTGGCGCGGTGCTCGTCCTCGGCCTTGTACAGGTTCATCTCGGAGTCGATGGCTTCCATCTGCTCGATGGTCGCGTCCTCGGGAAGGTTGGCGGAGAGCTCAAGCACCTCCGCGCGGCGGGTCATGTAGGCCTCGCCGTCCATGCGGCGCAGCTCGACGGCGCCCATGGGGGTGAACTCGGAAATCAGCATCCGATTCCTCCTAGTGTCGAAGTTGCATTGACTTGGCCCGTAGCTCCATGCGCTTACGTCTAAGCTCCATGGCCCTCTGGGCCTCCAACGCGCTTTGAAGTCGCTCCGCTTCAATCCTCTTGATCGCTCCGTCGAAATAGGAACGCGCGCTAATCTCGGTTCCATCGTTGGCGGGGAAGCCCTCGATGGCTGAAATGTCGTATAGCTTGGAAATCTTGGTGATGCGGGTGTGGTAAACGCCGTCGCTATCGACCGTGTACTCGAATCCGTCGTCGGCGATGTTGAAGCCGAAGCTCATGCGGTCAACGAGACCGTTCTTGATGGACTCGTAAAGCTCCTCGCGGCCACGCTTCGAGCCGCCGAGGTCCGCTTCGCCAATGCCGCCGTGCTCGTCAAACGCGAGAAGCAGCGAACCATTGCGGGTGCGAGCAAAAACATGCCCGTCATGATTGACCTGCATGATTACGTCGGACATGTCGCACGTGTCAAAGGCATGCGGGTCAATCTCCTCGAAGTAGCCAGGCCAAAGCTCGTAAGGCTCGTTGAAGGTAGTGAAGTAGCCGCGCACGCGGTAACTCTGCTCTTCCTTCTCTTCCGGCTCGCTTGCCTGAAAGTTGGAGACGGAGAAGTTGCGATACTGTCTGGTCTTTGGGTCAAAGGGCATCTCGGCCTCCTTCGCTAAGAAAAAAGCCCCTCAACGGGACTTGGGAACGTTTCTGGCTTGTCTTGGTAACACCAAACAAAACCGTATGCCTGTCTATACTTTCCTCGGCAACAGTTACCTATGTTTGAGGCTGCATATCCAGTTTGCTCTTGTGCATCCTTTAGGCTCTTGAAGGTGTTAACCAACTCTCCGCCAAGGGTGAATTGACAAACTGGACAACGCTTAATTAACTTGCTCTTGAGCCTTCCATCACTGATGTTCTGCTTCCACTCAGTAGGTCGCTTCTTACCTCTGCTTGCAGCACCAATGCGCTCTCGAACTTCATCAGACTGATGCCGCCCATACATTGGGTTGCCTTTACCCATGCGGTCAGAACTCATCTTCGCACGAGCATCATCTGACATACCCACAGCTTGAAGCTCACCACTTGCATATCTGCGTTTCAATGTGGTGCTTATCTTCTTGCGATGGTCACCAGACAATACTCTGCCCATATTGGCTTGCCTAAGCCTCAATAAACCCTCAGCAGATAGCTCATGTCCAAGACAACCGCCTCCACCTTTGGTGTGGTTGTAGCCATGCTCGGGATTGAACGTATCCCACTTCTCAATAAACCACTGTTCGAGGAAGTCCGCGTATTCCTTGGAACTTACCGAGCAAAGTACAACGTGCTCGAAATTATCCCAACCATACCTATCAATGGCTCTCTTGAAATGCTCTTGACCTCTATAGCCACGACCTTCGCCCCAACGTCTTTCGGGCCGTTGGCACGTCTGCCCGATGTATCGCTTGCCGTTAGGTGCCGTGTGGCAGTAGATGTAGAACGTCCTTCCTGCCACAAATGCCTCCTTAGATGTCTGGCTTCTCGACCGCGCCGTAGGCGTCGGCGTCGTTGTAAATCTGGTCGTCACCGCCGAGGTCGAAGTCAGGGTCGTCGCTCGGGTCTGGCACAGGCAGTCCCTCGCGACCGCCCGACGCGAACACCACCCTGCCGCTCATGTCCATCTGGAAGAACTCGCCGCGCACCATGAACACGTCCATGCCGGGGAGCCTCGGGAGGTCGAGGATGGCGCGGCCCTCGTTGACGGTCATGATTCCGTAGGAGGTCATGTCTCGGACGATGTTGCGCTTAGTGGCCGCGCTGACGAACTGGAGCCGGTCCGACCCGAACCAGATGCGGTTCGGCGCGTCGGACTGCGTGACCATCCTGCGGGAGAAGCACGCCTGGGTCAGGCCCTCGGACAGGTGCAGGAAGAACGTCTCGACCTTGCCCTCGTAGTAGGAGTCCCACTTGGCCTCGTCGGCCTTGTTCTGCAGGATGTCCTCGTTGCAGCCGAAGTAGTCGAAGACGTGCTTGTCGATGCGCTCCATCTCGTCGGTCGAGATGGTGTAGGTGGACGCCTTGACCTGCTCGATGTCGGCGAAGGTGGAGTCGTAGGTCATGAGCACGGTGTCGTTGTCGGTGAAGTTGCGCGCGTAGAACTCGTCGCGCTTCCTCGCCTGGTCCTCCGGCGCCACCTGCCCCACGACCTTGCCGATGAACTTGATCTTGCCGCCCAGCTCCACGGCATTGTGCTCGGCCTGCACCTGCATGTTGAGCAGGTCCATCGTGGCCTGAAGGTTGTTCGCCGTGCCGAAGTAGTCGCTGAGGTACTGGTACTTGGAGAGGCAACACACCTCCGACGCGGGGAACGCCATGTGCTCGCCCGTCCGCAGGTTGAACCGCACCCACATCTCGCCGTCCACGTCGATGAGGTCGGTGGTCTCGGGCTTCACAGGGAACAGGCCGTTGGTGTAGCCGCGCTCGTCGTAGGTAGGAACCACGAACGCCGTGCAGTCAACCTCGTATATGGTCGCGAGCCTGTACAGGAAGCGCGGCCACGTCATGTACGGGTTGGGCCAGCTCTCGAACGCCTTGACCAGCTCCGGCCTTCCGCCGCCCTTGATGTGAGGCTCGCCCTTCGAGCACGCGCTCGCGAACGCGTGGATGCACGCGCGGGTCAGCTCCATCTCGTAGACGCCGCCGCGCCACGTGCGGAACGACGGGTTGTACTCGGTGAGCGTCTGGAAGTAGCTTGAGGTCATCGACTCAGCATTTGACCGTCTGCGGAACCTGCCGAGAATCTTTGACAGGAGGTTGTCGCTCGCCAAGGGCCATCGCCTCCCCGCTAAAAGAAAAGGGGCCACGCGTCGAACGTGACCCCTAGATAGATATCCCACTGTAGCAAATGTAAAGGAATCGTCTGTAATTGTCAAGAGAATGTAAGCTCTCGTGGTTTATTCATGGAACAGTCGGTTTTTGCATAAAAAACCAATTCCTCTTCGTTACACTCAGCGGCGTAGCGGTGCCGCGCAGCGCCTCAAGCGCTTTAGGCGCGCGCAACGCGTCACCACGCCGCTGGGTGTAAAGAATACGAAAGAGTTCCCAGCTCAGAACAATAACCAACTATGCATAAACGCGACGAAAATATGCAAAGTGCTGGTCAAGCGTATTAAAGCGAGTGGTTTGTCAATAATTCATTAATTAAAACCGCAGGATAAGAAGGCCCCGAAAATGGGGCCTTTTTGCATAAAGTCTGGTTGTCTACGCAAGTCGCTGGTAGATGTGGCTATCTACGTCAGAATCGCCTTGTACTCGTCCTCGTGGCGCAGAAGGGCTATGTATCCGTCCAACTCGGCCATGAAGCCGTCTATCTTGTTGGCGCCCTTGCCCTCCTTCTTGTCGGGCAGGATGTTGAGGTTGGAGTCGTAGATCGCCATGACGTTCATGCGGCACCAGCGGTTGATGGGGTGCGCGTCGTCCACGAACCTGCCCTGCTGGTAGTCGGCGCGTATGCGGTACATCGGGTCGGAGAGCGTCTTGGTGCCCTGTATGACCTGCTCGCACCGCTCCTTGCCCACCATCTGCTCGAGCAGCTCGCGGTCTCCGCCGAGGATGTGCCACGGGTCGTATCCGATGGCGAACGTGTACAGCCCGTGCTCGTCGCGCAGCTCGTTGATGAACTCCGCCAGCACGGACACCGGCACCACGTTGCCAGGCACCACCCTCAGCAGCCCCTGGTCGCGCCACAGCCTGTAGGGCGCGTGGTCCTTGGTGGCCTTGTCCCCCTTGGTCTCCTGCGCGTCGAACTTGGTCTCGGGCATCCAGTACATGCTCGTCTCGTATATGTGCGGGTCGAACACCGCCAGCCCGCGCTCGTCCCTCGCTATGTTGCCCTCGTTGTCGCGCATCGGCCTCATGCACAGCACCTGAGCGGCGGCGAGGTCCACGGACTGCGCGTAGTCGAAGCCGATGACGCAGTAGCGGAACCCCGCGCCCCAGAAGTCGAAGCGCTCCTCGCTCCCCGACTCCTCCCACGTGAGCCACGCGGTCGAGCTGTTCTGCGGGACGTTGAAGTCCTTGGTGAGCACGGTCGGGCGGAACGTCGGCTCGTTGATGGCCCTCTGCACGAACCCCCGCAGCGTGTCGATGGACTTGATGGTGCCGAGACCGGGGTTGGCCTTGTACCAGCATTCCTCGTCGTGCATCCAGTCGTCCGTGCGGTCCATCTCCCATATGAACGGGATGAATCGGTCGTCCTCTATCTCGCCGTCGAGCCAGCGCGACGCGTAGGCGTACTGCGTGTCGTAGATGGAGTTGCGCACGAACCCAGCGGTCGTAATCTCGAACATCAGCGGCTGTCTGCGGGCGCTCATGCCCTGCTTCACGTCGTTATAGGGGCCGTCAGTCTTCCACGCGGCTATCTCGTCGCAGACCGCGCCGTGAACGTCTAGGCCGTCCAGCTCGGTGTTCATGGTGAGCGTGGTGATGTAGCCGTCGTTGGCCTCGTGGAGGATGCCCTGCCGTCTGCGCTCGGGGACGAGCCCCATGCGCTCGCGCCTGCTGAGCGCCGGTGACTGCTTCATCATCTTCTTGGCGCCGCCGAAGCACAGAGCCGCCTGAGAGTCGGTGCACGCCATCGTATATATCTGGGGGCCGTACTCGCCATCCGCGACCATGAGGTACTGCATGATGGCGGCGGCGAGCACCGTCTTGCCGTTCTTGCGGCCCATTATCACGAGGACTTCCTGAAACTCCCTGTTGCCCTCGTCGTCGACCCAGCCGAACACGGCAGACAGCAGAAACCTCTGGAAGGGCTGCAGGACGAGCTTCTTGCCTATCTCGCCAGAGGTCTGGCAGCAGAACGCCTCGATGAACTGCATCGCGTGGTCCGCGCGCGACTGGTCGTAGTGCCACCTCTTGTACTGCTCGCCACGCGCCTTGAGGATGCCGCAGAGCTTCCTAATCTTGCCCGACGTTACGAACGCGCCAGCGAGGGCGTCGGCTATGTACTCGTGGTATGCGCTAGTCACCGGTAGGCTCCCAGAGGTTTATCTCGCCCTCGCGACGCCCCCTCGTGGCGACGAACTCGTTCAGGTCGGCGTCCTTGTGCAGCGCGTGCTCCCACCTCGTCGTATGGCGGCACTCCCCTGTCCCGTTGT